GTTGCAGATATTGTATCGACAATAGGACGAAAAACCGAAAAGTGGGATAAGGATTTAGGAAGAATAGCAGACTTCACATTACATACAGCATTCGATGAGGGACGCGCTATGGGATACGTTAAGGAGAAAGGAGACCATGCGATCGTATATAAAGACGTGTACCCAGGAGCATGTCCTCACTGCATAAGAGCATTTTTAAAAGGAGGAGCAGGTAGCGAACCTAAACTATTCAAAGTTAGTGAGCTTAGAGCTAACGGAACCAATGTTGGAAAAAAGGTTGGTGACTGGCTTCCAGTAATAGGACCTCATCATCCATGGTGCAGGTGTACTTTAATGGACACTCCTAGAGGATTTACAGTAGCAGACTACAATGCAGGCAAATGGTATTGGAATGGCAAGGACTTTGAAAGAGATATGAGTAAGTTCGAAAGAAAAGTAAATAGAAACAGTAAAGTAAACGTAACCGTAAACAGCAAAACTACACAAATATGAAAAGAGTGTTAATAGCAATTAAAGAATGGTGGAACAGAAACAAAATCTTGAAGCAAGAGAATCAAATTCTCAAGAACAAGTTAGTGCAAAGAGATCGTCAACTGATAATGGCATCAATCAACTACTCATCGGTTAAGGATCAACTCTCTGAAGCACAGCAAGAGCTGATTGTGAAAGAATTACATATTGCATTGTTAAAAAAATAAACTTTTAGGACAGTTAGGTTGGTGACTTGTGTATGAAATAGGTATATTTGTAACCAATAAGAACAGTTTAATAAACTTAAAGATGAAAACGATAATCTTAAAATCAGCAGACAACTCAATCAAATCAGAAGTCAAAGTAGATATTTTTGCAACCACTGCAGAATTGCAAGTTCCAGGATTCGATACTAGATTTACTGGAATGGAAATTGTAGACGATGAAGCTGCAATTGTGGCAGGAATTAATGTGAGAAACATTGAATACAACTGGCAATCTCTAGTTGCTCTTGCTCAAGAAAACAACCTATCATTATTTGTAATAGATCTCAATGGATCTGAAAGTGGTCCGGTAGAAGTTGTGGAAGCTCCATAGCAATGCGTGATCGCAAAATGAATAGTAATCGAAAAATTGAAAGTATGTTTACTGGATTTTGGGGCACAGTTAAAACACTAAAGCCCTCTCACATATTTATTGTTGTTTTATTAGGTCTATTAGCATATACTTTAATTAATGGAGGATTTAACTACTTAACTGAACAATCGAAAAACAAGCTGAAACAAGAGCTTGCTACTGAAATTGTACAGCTACAAGAAGAAAATCGGAGAATTAAAGACTCAATAACTAGAGACAGGCAGATAAGAGAACAAAATCAAAGTAGAATTAATGTAGATAAGATTTACGAGTTGATGGACGAGATTGAAAGAAACATTCCGTCAGCAAACAGTATTTCAATATACTACATTCACGATTCAGGTGGTGTGCCTAAAAGTGGTGTACCACTTAAAGCAACTGTCCTTTATGAAAAAAGAGACAAAGAGGTTCCTTCATTAAAAAAATACTGGAAATCAGAGCCTATACCAGAAGGATTTTTCTACTACAACAAATTTATATATGATTACAGAGAAAAATACGTCTCAGACGTAACTCAAGAAAAGAAAATTTACGTAGAAGAAACGATTGAATTATTGTCGAGATATAAGACTAAAGCTATGTACGGAGTGTTTATAGAACAAAGCACTGCAGGAACGTATTACTTGAATTTCGGATTTCCTAAAACAGATCCGTTTGAAGAGGATAGATACATAAAATATCGAGTGTTAGAATACGCAAAAAGAATCAGGCCGTTACTTCAAGTAGCAGAGGCTTCAATACTAAATTAAGATGAACAGTCAATTTAACACAGTCCTTTCAATCGAATTAATCAAGGCTAAGTCTAGTGGCGGCAAGTCTGTGATGAAGATGAAAGGAATTGCATCCACTCCCTCATTAGATAGTGACGGAGAGTACTTAGAGCCGAAAGGGTTCGAAGTTGAATACTTTTTGAAGTACGGATTTATGAATTGGAATCATCAAACCAACAGTGATCCTTTATCTGTAGTAGGAAAGCCTTTATCAGCAAAGGTGAATCGAAATGGAGATTTTGAAATAGAGTTTGAGCTGTTTGAGAAGAGCGCAAAAGCTATTCAAATTTACGAGCTACAAAAGATTCTTGAAAATCAAGGAATGTCTCTAGGACTATCAATTGAAGGTAAGGTAATAGAGAGAAATCCAAAAGACAACAGGATAGTAACTAAGGCTCAAATAACAGCATGTGCAATAACTCCTAACCCAAAGAACCAAGATACAGTCACTTCGATCATAAAAGGTCAAGGATTTAACAAACTTTCTGCATACGACGAAATGTCAGAGGAGGAAAGAGAAAAGGCATTGATGGCCGGAAGTAGTAGTGGATCTGCACTGTCTAAGGAATCTCTCAATGGGAGTGTTAAAGAAATTGAGAAAAAAACTTTTAGTAAAGCCAAGTTCTTTGATAAAGTTTTCAGAAAGTTACCCTCGATTTCTATAAGAGGTGCACAAAAGATGTACGAATTAACTTACAAAATTGAAAAATCATTAATTATGTCAGAAAAGAATAAACAAAAAGAAGAGTTCGTGTCTGAAGAGGCTATTCAGAAAGCACTTGAAATATTAGAGCTCCAAGAACCTGAGGCGAAACAAACGCCAGAAGGAACTGAAATGCCAGCAGCACAACAATCGCAAGAGTCTGCTGACCAAGAAGAAGAGGTTTCTGTTAAAGAGTCTAAACAAGAACACGCTCAATCTTCAGCTACTGAAGAAGAAGAGACTGAAGAAGAAGAAGATGTAGATCATAGAGACGCTGCTTTAGTAAAGGCAAGATTGACAATTGAAGAATTGTCAAAAGCGCTAGAAGTAAAGACGCCGTCAAAGAAAGATCCAGAGCCAGAGATTCAAAAGTCAATTGAAACAGAAACTCCTACACAGTCAGACAACGTATTGTTGAAAGGAATTGGTGAACTTCTAAAAGGTGAAATTAGTGGATTCAAGTCAGAAATTGATAAGAAGTTTCAAGCAGTTGGAACATTGACTAAGTCGATGACAGACCAAAACGCTGAACTTTTTAAAAGAATCACTAACCTAGAGAAAGAGCCTCAGGGAAGAAAAAGCATAACCACACAATCGTATGTGGAAAAAAGCTTTGGAGACGGTGACATAAAAAAAGGAGCACAAGAAGATCAGTTAAGCATCTCTCGACACAAAAGACAAATTTGTGATTTATTGACTAAGTCAATTACAGGAGATGAAGGAATTACTGATCAGAGAACTGCTAGTGAGATCATGGCTTTTGAACAAGCAGGTCACGTAAGTAAGGGCTTAATTCAAAAAGCAAAAGATTTAGGGTACGCACTAACCAAATAAGAGTACCTTTATCAAAAATATTAAAGACTGTATAAATTAACTGAATGATTGGAAGCAAAAACTTTAATAAAACAAATTACCAATGGAAAACATGTCAGTAAATCTTGCAGACTATCAGCACGGTTCTGGTTTTGGTGATTCAGCAATGAATCAAGCTAACCTAAGCACTGAACAACTTAGTGAGTTAAACAAAGCACTTGAAGCAGGACAACTGCAAGGTGGTGATTTAACTGGAGATCAGTCAAGTGGTGGAGCACTAAAAACAGAAAGCCTCGAAAGCTCTTTAAAACTTATCACCTTCAAAGAAAGTGATATTCGTTTTTGGAAACGCTTTCCTAAAAGTGCTGCATTCAACACAGTTGAAGAGTATAATCAATTAACTAGCTACGGTACCGATCGTGGAGGATTCAACAACGAAGGCGAACTGCCCGAAGAAGAAGACTCTAATTACATACGTAAGGCTGAGCACGTCAAGTACTTAGGCGTAACGAAGTCTGTGACTCACCAAATGCAGTTAGTGAACACTAACATCGGATCTGTTATTCAGAGAGAGACTACAAACGGAATTATGTGGATCTTGAGAAAAGCAGACAGAGCCTTATTTCACGGAGACTCAGAGGTCGTAGGTCAAGAGTGGAATGGTCTATATGCACAGCATATGAACAACGATCAGTACGCAAACCTAGACGAGTATATGGACTCTGATTTAGTGATCGACTTACGTGGCAAGACACTAAAACAAACCGATCTTGAGAGAGGGTCTCAAACACTATTGAACAAATTTGCACAAGCAGACTTGTTAGTGGCTCCTCCAGTTGTACTTTCTGATTTCGCTACAGGATTTTATGACAAGCAACGTGTTATGCTTGGAGGTGGTGCGAACAACACCAACACAACTTCTGGACAGCACATGAGCAACTTCCAGTCTATGTACGGGAAGATAGAGTTTGAATACGATATTTTCGCTGCAAAATCTCCAGCAAAGCTTCCAAGTGCAAACGCAACATCGCCAAAAGCACCTAGTGCACCTACTGCTGACGGAACAGCTCCAGCAACAGTAATTACTTCAGATGGATCAAGTAAGTTTGCTGATGGGAAAGGAGATTACTTCTATGGAGTAGCTGCAATGAACAGATATGGTGAATCAGCAATCGCTCAAATTGGAGGCACTGTAACAGTTGCAAACAATGACGACTCAGTCGATCTCAAATTTGCTGCAACAGCAGGTCCTTATCAACCAAACGCTTACATCATATTTAGATCAAAAGTCAATCCAGGAACAGCATTTGCTAACACACCAATGTCTCCTATCATAGTAATTCCAGCGACAGGAAACGACGTTAAGAGAGGATCTCTTGCTAACGGAGTTGATGGTGGAGCTGCAGGTATCGTAAGAGATAGAAACAGATACCTTCCAGGAACACAAGACAGTTTACTATTGCAAGCAGACACTGACGTGATTGAATTTAAACAATTGGCACCTTTAATGAAAATGCCACTTGCTAAGTTGAGTCCAGCCGATAGATTTATGGTACTATTGTATGGTACTCCTATCGTGTACGCACCAAGTAAAATGGTCAGATATATAAATATTGGTAGAGAATTTTAATCGCCAATCAACACTATTCAAAACCCGATCTAAAATAGATCGGGTTTTATTGTTTAATTTTATGTATATTTAGATCTAACTTAAAAACTGTAAACAATGGCATTTATTAAATCCAACAAGATTGATGAAAGAGCAAAATCAAGAAGCACACCCTTCGGACAAATTAGCTTTGACGAGAAAGGTGTAGCTGAAGTAGAGCAGTCAGTAGCTGATCACTTATGTAAAATCTCTCCATCATTAACACTAGTGTCAGATCAAGGATCGAGCACACCAGAAACAGACACACCAGAAACAGACACACCAGAAACAGACATCGCTTCAACTCCAAAAGTTGAAAACGCTATCCAAGAATCTGTAGAAGAGGAAAGCAAAGATCAGTTAGATGAGGTACGTCAATCATTAGATCACAAATCTATGTCTGAAATTCGTCAAATTCTTAAAGACGCAGGAATAGAAGAGGAGGAGTTTGAAAAAGAAGAATTTAAAGGTAAAGAAGGAAAGCCTGCCTTAATCGAATTTGTAATCCAGAAATTGCACTAAGAACAAATTTAATGGCTACATTAAAATATCTAGTTCGGTCAAATAAAAACGATTCGTTAATTTCACCAAGTGAATTGACGAATCGTTATTTCTTTGGCATACCAATCATTGATCAAGGAGGCAATGTAATGAGTGAGGAGTCTCTTAACTTTTACATTCAGTCTGCAACTAAGTCTATCGAAGGACTGATCAATTCAAAGTTAAAAAAACAAGTGATTGAAGAGTCACTAAGTTATCACATAAATGACTATAAGAGTTGGGGATTTATACCAACTAGCTTTCCTGTAATAAAAGCACATTCATTGACAGGATTTATAGGCAACGTTCAGCAAATAGAATTTCCACCAGAATGGCTGTCTGCAAAGAGAACCACTGACGAAGGAGGATATCATAGAGCGATTTATCTAATACCTACGACTGGTGCTGCAAAAAGTAATAGTGTAGTGTATAGCGGAATTTCTCCACAATTAGGATGGTTTGGTCAAAAAACGGTACCTAATTATTGGACAATAAAATACTGTACATCGTTTGAAAATGTACCAGAAGATATCATCGACGCTGTAGGAAAGCTCGCTGCAATTAACGTGTTTCACCAGTTAGGAGACATAATTTTAGGTGCAGGTATCGCCTCACAATCAATAGGGATTGATGGACTCAGTCAAAGCATTTCAACAACATCATCAGCAACAAATGCTGGGTACGGTGCTAGAATAACTGGATACTTGACGGATCTAAAACAAGCTAAGGTCGATCTAAAAGAGAAGTACGACGGAATAGTTTTCGGAGTGCTGTAAAAAATTACAACATGGACAATCTATCAGGAAACAGCTATATTCAAGCCACTCCAGTCAACACACAAGGAAAGGCTAGAGTCGATCTAGCTAAGAGCGATTTTGATGCAATTATCTGGCAGAAAGGATATGACGTGTTGCTGGATAGAGCAATTAAGTGTCCTTGTAGAAATGTTGCTGACAATCAAGGATTGTCAGACTGCAAGAATTGTGGAGGTAGTGGATGGTGCTTTATCAATAGAAAGGCCACTAGGATGGTTCTTCAGTCAATGAACAAAGACACACAGTTTAAGGAGTGGAGCATGGAAAGATTAGGCACCACTAGAATTTCTTGTTTAAACGAAGAAAGAATATCCTACATGGATAGAATTACTGTGACAAGTGCGACAGTGACCACATCACAAACAGTTCACTTTAAAGAGCATAGTGACGGTGTATTTAGAGCAGCGATTATATATCCGATAAAGAAATTAATTTATAGCTTCCTATTTAAAGGATCACAAACACCCTTATTCAGAGCAGTAGAAGGAACGGATTTCGATATTGTAGATGGGAATTGGATTGAGTTAAAAAGTCAGCACAATCAAGATCATCCTACAATGTCTTTGAGATATGAACACAATCCGATGTATCACATACTAGATACAAATAGAGATGTAATGACAAGTAAAAAGTCTATCTCAGGCAAAAATGTCAAGAACAACTATCCTGTCTCAGGAATAGCAAAACTAGCTCATTACGTGTTAGATGAACAAAGCTTCAATGGAGATTTTTTACTCGACAATAGCTTTGAGGAAAATTGCAAAGATAAATATACAGACAAACAGTGCTAATAAATGATTGATCTTCAAATAGACACTAGAGCTCTTTCAGAAGAGTTCAGCATGACACAGCAAGACGTTGATGGAATGTCTGAGTTCGTTGTCGACGAAGTGACTGCTGCATTTGCTAGAAAGTGGGACAATCAAGCAAAAACAAACTTAAACAGCACTAGAGAGCAGTATAGAAACGCTCTTCAAGTAAGTAAAAGAGGTAGATTTACAGGAGTGGTGTCATTGAATCCTGCAGTATGGATAGCCAATGCATTAGAGATGGGAGCTAGTTCATATGATATGAAAACAGGACTTCTCAACTCATCTAAGGTAAAATATACCAGTAAAGGAAAGCCTTACATAACGGTACCTTTTAGATTTGCGACTGCAGGATCTGTTGGAGAAAGCTCTTTGTTCGCAGGAGTAATGCCAACAACGATCTCAAATCAAGTTCAACAGGCACCGCCAAAATCTAGCTTAAAGATGGAGCAAATTCCATCACAATATCACATGCCTAAAAGTGCTTCGTTGAGAAATAGACTAAGAAGTAGAGGATTTTCTCAAATGGAAAGAAACACTAAAGTGACTTCAATTTATGAAGGACTTCAAAGAAACAGTAAAGGGTCTGGGTATGTAATGTTCAGAAGAGTAAGTTTAAACAGTGATGCAGATAGATTTATTCATCCAGGATTTGAACCTAGAATGTTGGCTGATAAGGCATTAAACAATATGAACGTCCCACAAGTAGTAGACGTAGCAATAGACAACTACTTAGCAAATTTAGGAATGTAATGGCAATAATGATACCAGAGCTAGTGTTGTTCAATATCGTGAACAATCTAGTCGAATATTTAGGAACCAATTTTACAGAAGAATCTGATGAAACTAAAACGTTTTTACACAGAATCTTTAAGGGAAGTGTGCACGACAAAAAAGATTACTACGATCAAGCAGTAGCGTTGTTTACTAGAAAAAATGACAACCCGAGAAGTGTAAGAACTAGGCTGTTTTTTGATGCAGAAAGAGCTAAAATACCGACCGTCCACATAACAATGCCTGCAGACAGTAATGGAGAAGACTCGATTGGAGTAGGAGAGAGCGGAATGCCAGAATCTATGTATGAAGACAGCACTTCTCTAACCCCAAGTTACGAAAGAAGATTTGACACAACATTTCAGATCATATGTACTTCAGACAACCATTCAGAGGTGTTAATAATGTATCACGCAATTCGTGCAGGGCTGATTAGCATATTCGACACAATAAGCTTATCAGGTCTTGAAAATGCAAAAATTAGTGGTCAAGAACTCAGAATTAAATCGGACCTTGTGCCAGAAAACATATTTATGAGGGGGATAGGAATAGCGTCCTCTTATGAAGTTAAGGTTCCTAGATTGTGGAGTGAACAGAAAATCGTAGATCTCTTCATATGTCCAGATCAACCTAAAATTAAATTAGATGAGTAAGAAAATTAAAAAAGTAACAGCAAAGCAGTTTTCGTCAATGATAGGAATATCTAATAGAGGGAAGTTTTACGTAAACAAAATGCTATCGAACGAAAAAGCGTCACTCAAAGAGTGGTCAAATACATTTATTAAAATTGGTTTAATCGAAAAGGAGCCTTCAATAGTAACTAATCAAAGCTCCAATAACAACAAATAAACATGGCAACAGAGTTCAACTTTAACGGTCAATTAATTAAGCTACCAGGTGCATATGCCGAAATCAAATCTGGAATCAACAATGCTCCTTTAGCATTTTCTTATGGAAATGTTTTAGTGATCGACACAGACTCAAGCAATGAGTTTGGAGGAGGTTCTGGAATTAATGGAGAGAGTGCTGAAGGGCAAGATTCAATCTATACCTTCGACAATGTAAGAGACGTTCGACAATTTTTAGGAGGTGGCGAATTGTGGGACAATGTAGGACCCTTATTTCGACCTTTTGGCTCTGGATCTCAAGGAGTCAGTAACTTAATCTACATTAGAGCATTAACTACTGTAGCAGCTACATTGGAATTGACACTAGAGAACGGAGCATTAACGTTTGCCGCAAAGCATGAAGGCCTTGTAGGAAACGGAGTGGAAGTCGATGATGAATTAATTAAGGGATTTGCAGTAACCGTTGAAGCAGGAACATTAAGTACTGACAAATTTAGATTAAGATTCTGGAGAGGAACTTTTACAGGAAACGCACAAGATGGTCGCTCATATAACGGACTGTCTCAAGAGCAGTCTAGACCAAGATTACTTGCAACATCACCTGAGGTAGCAACGATTCAAGAGATAATCGACTGGGCTGAAGCGAATTTTGATTTCAACAATCACTTTTTGCTAACAGGCAACACAATTTCAAATACTGGAGAGATCGTATCTGGAGATCTAACGTCACTAGCTGGAAACAACTTATTTAGCGGAGGAACTCAAACAAGCGCTCCAGCAGACATGGATGCAGTTTTAGATGCAATTACCAAACTAGATTATACTCACATCTACAGTCTAGAAAGCGGAATAGACGCTTTAGGAGTCAACAACTTTAAAATATTATCTCACTTAGAGAGTGAAGCTAGATATGAAAAATTCCTAGTAGTTGCTGGAGGTGAAGACAAAGACACATTCCAATCGCAAAGTATCGCTTCTGCAACAGCATTTAACAGTCAAAAAGTGATACTTTGTCACGGAGGATGTTACGATAGAGGAATTTCTGGAACTGCTGGATTGAGAAAGAAAAATGCAAGATATCATGCAGCGTACATTATTGGAAGAGTTGCAGGATTGCCACCACAAACTCCACCAACATTCAAAGGACTAGGATATTTAGGAGAGTTGCACAAAATGACGGACAGTGAAAGAGAGCTTGCACTAGATGCGGGAGTGATCACTACTTATTTAGACGATGAAATAGGATCCTCTGTCATCACTCAAGGGGTTAACACACTGCAGAAGAATGACAATTTAGTCAATGAGGATGGCACGTCATATTCTTGGCAATTAATGAGAATTGCTGCTCAGTTGAACAAAGAAATAGTAATCAACGCTAAAGTTCAACTTTTAGGAAACCAAAACGAAGGACCTAATAGAGCAACACTTTCTCCAGAAGTAGTTCAAGAGTGGGTTAGAGGTTTCTTGAAAAACAAGACTGCAAGGGCAACAGAAGACGATCTAATCTTATCATCACAAGATGTGACTGTAACGATAGATCAAGATGCATACTGCATTAATTATGCATTTGTGCCAAACTTTGAAGTAAATAAACTATTTTTCACTGGATTAATTTTAGATCCAAACATATAATCAACAATCATGGCAGATAAAGTATTGACAGCTCCATTGGCATTAATTAAAGTTAATGGAGTCACCATAGGAAAGATGAAGAACTTGAGAATCACAGAAACCTTCAGAAGAGGTAGAGTTAGTGGCATCGGTGAAGTTGTAGCTTCTGAAGTTCCTGTATTGGAATTTAACGGAACCGTAACTTCAGAATTCTATGAAATAGATTTCTCGACAACAGGAATTCCAGATGCAATTAAAAGAAAAGCTACCTCTGTTCAAGGATTTATTGACAACATTCTTCTTCAAGAAGAGGGAGTTAATATAGTGATCTTTAAGAAAGTTACAGACTTTACAGATCCTCAAACAGGACTGTTGAGAGCTAAACTTAAAGAGCATGCGACGATAACTAGAGCATTCATCGATAGAGAAGGAATGGATGTTTCTGAAGGACAAATCAGTGGACATAACCAGGACTTCACTTATCTAGATCCAATTCTATCTAGCTTATAAATTAATTGCAAAACCGTATAAAATGGAAAGCTTAAAAAGAGCCCTAACGTTCAACGTTAAAGGAAATCAGTACAACATTAAAACTCCAACGTCAGGACAGTTATGGGATGTGGAAGAAATGAAAGCATTATTGACTAACGGTCAATACGGAAACGTATTGAATCACAGAACGTATTGGTCTGAGTATAACTTAGACAACGTAGACATGTTTGCTTATATCTCAGTATTGTGCCCACAAGTGATTAAAGACTTAGAGGTAGAGACGTGGAAAGACTTAGATCCTTTCGACTTGGCAGAGTTGAAGAACGCATACAAAAAACAATTTCTTCCGTGGTATAATGAGTTTACTAAAATGCTGAAATCTGTAGAAAAGCAAAACGTAGACTCTCCTGATGAAAAATCTGATAAATAAACTATTTCGGGCACTATCGTCGACGAAAAGGCCTCTTGAAAAACATCAAGAGGTTTCTTCGTTAACGTTGATAGATCAGGCAAGAAGAGATGTCAAGCCTTCATACAATTCATCCAGTGACTTAAAAGAATTCATTACTCGATGGAACGCGATGTATCCGATAGACAGATGGTGGAGAGAGAAGTATAGAATCCCACTGAACAGTCCAGAACATAGAAGGGCTGTGGTGCTAGATATGAAATTAGATTGGGAAGAAGACTTACTGTACAGACAAGTCAAAACTGAAATAGGTACACAAAGTAAAACAAAATACGTTCCAGGTCGAGGAGCGTGGTTAAAAAAGCGTGAAATTGAAAAGCCAACAGACGATCAGGTTAACGATATGTTCGATGGTTTAGATTTATCTAGAATTGAAGGAGGTGAAGATTCTTCAGAAATAATAGTATAGCATGTCCCAGTCTAGGAGAGAAATAGTATTTAATGCAAGAGATAACGGAGTAGGTGACTTTATGTCAAAGCTTCGTCAATCGGCAAATGAGTTAGGTAGAGACTTGATTAGAGAGTCGATGCAAAACTCTAGTAGTGCTCAAGAAGCAGTTAAGTATTACGAACAACAAGTTCGATTGCTTGAGAAAAAAACTCGACTAGAGCAGAAAAGTACTAGAGCGTCTCTAGACAGCAGATACAACAATCTACTAGGAAAGGATGGTGCCAATCAATCCAAATTAAGTAGCGACTACAAAGATCAAATTTCAGACCTACAAAGAAGTACTCGAGAAGACACAATTCAGCTCGACTTACTTAGAGAACTGATTGATACAGTCAAGTTGACCTCAAACGAAGAAGTTCGTTCAGACAACAAAAACTCTACAAGAGAACAAAGTAGTGCTGAAAGAAGTAGATTAGCTTCAGACGTAGGTCCAGAAGCGACTGATCTAGCAGATCAGCTTTCTGAAGAAGGTGGCGGAGGATCTGGCGGAGGATCTGGCGGTAAGAGATCGAGACTCTCAGGACTTAATGTAGGATCGTTAATGAAAAAGGTTGCTACTTCAGGAGATTCAGTTGGTGCAGTCAACAGTGTCTTAGAACAGGCCAATGACATGGAGATCATGGGTACTGGATTGGGAATTCTAACTGGAGTGATAGGAACTAGTGTCGCTGCATTAAATATTCGTGCGCAAAGAGAGAAGTCAGCAGAAATGATGTCAGCTCTTTCTGGACTATCAATAGATTCAATACTTGATCAAGGAATTGGAGGTACAGAGTTTGGGGGATACGGAGCAGGCACCTTAGGAGTGTCGAGAGAAGATTTCTTATCAAACAACATTCCAAGTACAATTAGAGCGTTAGGAACTAGTAGAAATGCTGGAAGAAGTGCTGTTCAATCATTAGAAGTTCAAAAAGGATTCGGAGTAGATCAGTCTACTGTAGGAACGCTGGATAGATTAAGTAGGGTGATGGAAGGCGTTGCAGGATCTCAAGCATTGGCTTCTAAAGTGTACAGCAGTATGTACGGAACAGGAGCTCTTGGCCAGAACAATAATGATATGGCTAGAATGCAAGACATTATGCAAGGATTCGCGTCATTTCAAGAGGGACAATTTATGCGATCTGGAACTGTTGACGGAACAACTACGCTAGGACTAATGCGGTCTCTACAAAATCTTGGAGGAAACTTTCAAAGAGACGACTATGCGTTCGATACAATAAACCGACTAAATTCTGGACTGTCACAAGGAGGATCTCCAGAATCTAATGCAATAAAATTTGACGTTTTAAGAAGGCAAAATCCAAACAAAAGCTTTTTTGAGCTTCAAATGGAAATGGAAAAAGGTGTCAACTCAAAAGGATATCTTAGTGGGATGTTTGATTATGTCAAGAATACTGGAGGAGATGTTAATAGTCAATCAATGCTATTTGATCAACTGACTGGAGGATCTATGAGAAAGAAAGATATTTTCGACTTAATTTCTGGGAAAACTAGCCTAGATCAAATTAATACTGAAGGAGATGCTAGAGATCCTAGCATTCAACAAAGAGCAGCTAGTGCCAGTTCTGGAGCTCAGGCCGAACTATTGAATTTCACAGAATCGTTTAAGGACGTAATGGAGCCTGTTGGAGAACAAATTGA